CTATGAGCTACGTGTCACCTTCAGGTGACCTTCAGGTCATCAGGTGACCAGCTATTTTATGATGCGTTATCCGATCCCTCTTCCGATGCCGAAATGGTGCAGGCCGCCTGGATGTTGTCGCCGGCGGGCCATTGCCGCGCGATGCCCAGCTTGCCCTGGCACAGGAGATACGGGGCTTTGTTCCGATCCGGAAAGTGTTTGAAAAATAAAATTGAATTTTTCAGGGCGACAATGGGATCGGTAATGCCATCCTTCAAGAAGCAGGTGAAACTACCCTGGCCCAGGGATGACGATGTCGCGCCGACTGTCCCGCCATAGACCTGCGAGGACGATACGCTGTGGCTGTTTTCCGGCGCAACAAAATCCTTCGAGGGCTCCAGATCGGAAAACACCGGCTCATAGACTTCCGCGTAAACGCCCTTGTAGGTTGCGGGCGAGCCCACATGGATGGCGGGCAGCGCCGAAGCAAAGGTGATCTCGCCGGCAAAGGAATCCTCCGACCAAATCGGATAGTCATATTTTTCTTGCGACGTTCCGGGCACCTGGAAGATTTCCGACGAAGCAATCACGGCGGCAGTGGATGATGTCAACTTGACCTGGGCGATTTCAGTGGAGCCAACCGGGATCAACGGCGGTCCGCCCGCGGCGCCACGGGTTGCGCTGAATGAGGCGTTGTCCGTACCGGCCACCTCAACAATGGCGCCGGAACTGTCGATGGTAATGGAGTTGATTTTTTTCAATCCGGTCGGAGAAGCCGCCGGACGTGTAATGGCCAGGGCCGCATTGGCCGCAACGGTGGTCAGAACGCCGGCCAGATAACAGGTGAGCGCGGCCACGGACACGGTATCGTTTGCGGCCCCCGCTGTAATGACGCCGCCCGTTGCCAGTCCGTCGGGGTAAATCTTCGGCTCATAACCGGACTTTCCGGACCAGGGTGCGACGCCGGGAATGCTGAATGTTTTGTGGTCCCCGGAATCGGTCATGGCCGCCATTGCGTTGATTTCCTGCCCGGCTTCATACTGCAATTTTGCATTTGCTGCTGTTGTGGTTTTCATTGCTTACTTTCCTCCTTGTTTGTTCGGCCAGGCCGAAGTTAGTTGTTTAGTTCATGGCTCATATCCAATGCTGCTTTAGCCATGTCTCATTTACTTCATGCGGCTTTGGTCGGCCATGAAACGATACGATCCGGCAGTCATCCGGAAGGCCCCGGTTACGGCACGCCAGCTTATAGGATACGATCCAATTTTCCGGGAACAAATCGACTTTCACGGCGCGCGTCTCGTTGATCCAGCCCTGGGCGCACATGCTCCACACCTTATTTGCGGGCGGATGCGCCAGGTCCCACGTCGGTTTTCCCATCCGGACATATTCGTCCCACATGGGACGCCCGGCATCGCCGCGCGTCAACACGACTTCCATGCTGCAATCTTTTTCTTTGCCCGGCGGACAACAATGAGACGGGTAATCCTTCATCGCGGCCAGATCAGACGGGAACGTGATGATGTCGTCAAGACTCCCGACTATCACGCAGTCCAGGCCAAGTCCCAGGACTACATCCGTCCTGATCCATTTTTTTGACTCCGGCTCGGCGCCTTTCATACCTACCCACCAACTCGGGTACGGGCTGTTGATCACGCGGACTTCTTTTTCCAGGCCGTCCAGTTTGCCGGGTTTTTGCGCTTCGGGACCGGCATACAAAATAAAATCGAAAGGGATCGTGGTGTTTCTTTTCACGCCCCGGAATAATTTGTTGACGTCTTCCAGATTATAAAGGGAATCGCCGGACCAGCCGGCGGATATTGTTACTTGTGGTATCATTTTGCACCCCTGCAGATAAAAATAAACCGCTGCTTGTGTTCTTTGCTCTGGATGAATTCCACGGACGGCCAATGCTCTTTGAGTTTTTCCGTCCACCAGGGCCAGTCCTGTTTGATCGTCGTCAGTTCGATGTCGCAGCGGACATCGGACAGGTTATAAACCTCGACAAACAGGTTTTTGCACGTCACGCGGATCTCATACAGAATGTCATCCAACGTTTCCGGCGCAACGAGCATCAGGACGCCGACACAATAGCCCCACTCGGCAACGGGAAAGCCGGGCGGCAGCGCGGACAGGTCGGCAATGGTGTAGGATACGTCCGGGCCGATCAGCGCGCGGGCTTCGGACTCCAGGGCATTGTCGGCAATGTCGATCATGTTGATTGTCACGTCCGGACGCAGGCGCTTGATTTCGACAACGGCGCGGCCCGTGCCGGACCCGTATTCGTTGATGGTGGCGCCATTGGCCACGTACGACAGATACTGCTTTGCATATCGCTGCCCGGCAGAGCCGAGGCGGTACCGCGCGGCATCATTCGGGTGCCACATTTTTTCAAAACGGTCTTTCCATGCTTGTGTGATATTCATTTTATCCTCTTTTACGTCATACCGGCGCAGGCCGGTATCCAGTTTTTTATTTCTGGATTCCGGCTTTCGCCGGAATGACATTGTTAATCCATTCTTCCGTCGGCGCGCCCAGCAGTTCTTGCGTCCAGCCGGACATGCTGCGTGTCTTGTCTTTGATCATCGCCAGTTTCGCCGTCCATCCGGCGCGGAAATTGGCATAATCATATTGCTTGTCGTTTTTGCCCATCAGCGGACATCCGCAAACGATGATTTTTTCATAGCCTAATTTGATACCGGCCAGGACTCCCAGAAGTGCGGAGCTTCCGGATGGCGGCTCGCAGGGAATGATCAAGTCAACCAGTTCCCGGCCGGTTGGTTTTTCGATATGCTGCTGATGCGCGATGATCATGTAATCGGTATTGCCACCCGCTGCTTTGCGGCGCTCGAATGCAGGTTCGATATCCGATGTATGATACGTGGCAAAATATTGCGCCGGCCAGGGAATCTTTTCAACAGAATCCAAACCAATCAGCATCCAGTCGCAGGCGACGGGATTATCGCCGTAGGAATACAAGGGCAACGCGCCTTGATACATCGACGAAAAAGCCACAATATCATCCGCGCAACAGGGTGCCGACCCGATGATGATTAGTATTTTTTCGTTTGCTTTCATCTTTCTTTCCTGGATTCCGGCCTTCGCCGGAATGACGTTCTTGTTTTTCCTTGAACCTTGAACCTTGGACCTTGGACCTTGAACCTTGAACCTTTTTTTATTGTGAATATGGGTCATTTAACTTCGTCGTGTAACCCACTTCAAAAGTGACGAATGCGCCGACGGTAACCTGGCCTTCGTCCGGGTATTCTTGCGTTCCGCCTTCGGTGTAAACGATACTATCAATATAGTCCGGCGACCGGGACCAGCCGGAAACGGGGCTGGTCAATTGATTGGCCGGGGACAGGAAACATTTTTTCAGGTCGCCCAGGATCTGTTCGGATATGACGGACGGATCGGACGTGCCAAAATCAACGATGCCCTCGACGCGCATGGTCATCTTGCAGGCGTTCTGGCCGTATTTTGCCTCTGACTTTTCCGTGCCCGGAATAACGACCGTTCCGGGAAGTTCGTCCGGATCTATTTTCTTGCGGGCGCGAATGACATTGGCGCCGATGCCGGTGTTATAGCCATTGGCCACGGTGATGACGGCGGCGCGGGCCAGAAAGTCCAGGATGATGATTTCTCTTATGGTGTTCATTTTATTCTATCCTTGTAGGGGCGGGGTTATCCCGCCCTGTGGATTTGGGCGCGAATACCACCTAAAGGTGGCAAGACCGCGCCCCTACACTATTTGTGCTTGCTCAGTTCGTACTCTGTTTCATGCAGCAGGTTTTTATGCAGCCGGTCATCGGCTTTTTCCAGGATGCTTTTCATCACCGGATCATTGCTCATGATATCCGGGACGCGCGGGCCGGTCAGCTCTTCCATCGGCAGGCGGTATTTTTTGGGCAGGACTGCCATTGGGATATATCGCTGTGTCTTCTGGCTCCAGAAGTACCCCTGTCTGTTTATGGCCATTTCCAACTTGCCCTTTCTATTTATCCCATGCCATTCGCGCCAGTAAGCGCCTTTATGCCCGCTTTTCATGGTTGCAAAAAATGCCCCGTCAACTACTTTACGCGCCCGGTCTTTTCGCACCTGGACGGATATTCCTTTTTGCGTTTGCCTTGCGGAATAATCAATCAGGGGCAGGGGCAGGCCGGTGCTGGCAATGTAGGCGCTGGGCCGGGCTTCCGATGCTTTCGATATTTTAAATGTTTTATCGACCGCCTCTTTTTTGGCTGTGACTACCACGCGGATCGCGGCGGACGCGTCCGTCTTGACGCCGGTCAGTGTTTTATTGACAGCGCGGACGGTGACTCTTGTTCCCGCGCCTTTCAGATCCGCCAGCATCTTTTCGACCGTGATGCGGTCCGTTTCGTCCATCTTTATTGCAAATGCAGTTCCCATATTATACCCATATCGGGCGCGATAACCGCGCCCCTACGTTACTATTGCCACGACGGTGTCGCCGTCGTTGGAATCGATGCTCTGCACGGTGAAGGTTTCCGTGCCAACCACAAACACATCGCCGCGATTCGGCTCCGCGCCGATTTCGGAAAGCTGAACCTCAATTGTGGTGCCGCGCTCATAGACCTGCGTATCCATGCCGGACGGCTGCAACAAAACGCTCCGATTGACGATGACGCCGCAACCGATTGATGACCCGCCCGCCGGCGTAAACGTCGCAT